CGTTTTATTCTCTTCTAATGGTAAAAAATTTAATGTATAATTAATTTTCTTATTAATTGAACCTTTAAAATAATATGGATATTTATAATAAAATCTATGCTCTGCATTAAATAATTGTTCTGTGAAAAAAAAACGATTATTTCTAATTTTAATTTTTGTTTTATTATTACTATAAATAAGTTCTAATATAACATTAATTAAATTAACATTCACATCTATATAATTATGGTCTATTTTCTCCGTTTTTTTGAAAATTGCCGGAGGCGTTTTAATATAACTTTTAAAACTCCACCATAATAATCCATTCTTTGAATAAATATTTCCAATCGCATCTGTCTCATTATATCCTGTTAAATGATTTACACAATGCAAACAACCGTTATTAATAATCGCATTATCTAATTTTGCCCCTAAATGTTTGCAAATATTAACTGTTGATATTGGAGTATTATTATTATTATACCATAAAACCATTGGCAATTTACCAATATTAAAAATATATGGTTTTGTTTTATCTATATTACTTTCAATTCCTATTGGATGCCACTCTCTCACAAATTGAGGTAGAATGAAACCATAAGTAAATGATGATAATACTGATATTGTCAATGATAAAAAATAAGGAATGTAATAAATATTAATCATTAAAATAATTATTTGTAATACTTTTATATGTTTTATTTATAAATATTAAAATATTATAATTATTAATATATAATGTATAATGAATATATTAATGAATTATCTTCACATAAGCGTATAATTGTTATTGGAGATATTCACGGTGATATACGAAGATTTAAGAATATTTTAATAGATGCTAAAATTATTAATAATGACCTTGAATGGATTGCAAATCCTCCTGAAACAATTGTTTTACAATTAGGAGACCAAATAGATAGTTTAAATAGATTGACTACTGAAAATTGGGAAGTTTTAAAAGATTATGAAATGATTTATTTTACAGAATATTTAAATACTATTGCTAGAAGTAAAGGAGGTTATTGTATTTCTTTAATTGGTAATCACGAATTAATGAATATTATTGGCGATTTCTCATATGTATCCGAAAATAGTAGTAGTGATTTAAGAAAAAATTTATTTAAACCAAAAGGTTCATTAGCACTAATATTAGCAAAAAGACCATTAGTTTTTAAAATAGGTGATTTATTATTTTGTCATGCAAAGTTAGATATTCATCATTTAAATTTATTAAAAAAATATAATAAAAATCTTATGTATATTAATACCATATGGAAAAATTATCTGGAAAATGAAAAATTAAATATTGAAGATAAAGAAATTATTGATAATGTTATTATTGGGTCTAATGGTATTCTTTGGAATAGAAATAATAATATTAAAAATGAAACTACTGAATTATTTAAAGAATTGAATGTCGCATATATGTTTCTAGGTCATACATCATATGATAAAATTTTAATAAAAGATAATCAGATATGGTATTGTGATACAGGTATTTCAAGAGCTTTTGGTAAAAATGAATATCAATATTTAGATATTGTTGACCTAAATATTAATATCAAAACAATAAAAGAATAATATATATATGTTTTATTTTTATTATAAAATTTGATAAAATTGACATCACAATTTATATTTCTAATTACGCACAAACGATGTTCATCATTGGTGGAGAAATGTATGAAGACGAAGAAATTATTGGATTTGACCCCTATTATAATTCAGTCTATGAACAGAATCCAGAAGATTATATTTATGAAGACGAATATGACAATCTCTCATTCGCACTGCAGGAAAAATTGCAGATGCGAACAATGATTGTTGAATAAAAGTCTTAAAAAAATAAGTTCAAAAATATTAATTTTTGGACTTTTGTTATTTTAATCATCATCTATAAATAATGATTGTTTTTTAACCTCCTTCTTAACTTCTTTTTTAACCACTTTCTTAACTTCTTTCTTAACCTCCTTTTTAACTTCATTATCGTCATCATCATTAATAAACATACATTTAACTTTTTCGGTTGATTCTTCGTCTTCTTGAATAACTAATTCATTATCAATAAAAGTTTTTATTTCATATCCATTATTATTATAATATTTAATTCTTTTATTTCCTTTAAATTTAAATATTGAAAAATCATCATATATATCAATACATAATGGGATATATTTTCGTTCTGTCTTTTTCTCTCTTAAAATTCTTCCCACTGATTGCTGAATATCTCCAATTGGACTTGCTAAAATAACTGTATTTAAAGTTGGAATATTTAAACCCTCGCTACTCATTTGATAAGTCGCCAATATAATTTGTTTAGTTGCTGAAATATCTAAATCAGTCATTTTCATCCCTCCAACATAATAACCATATGAAGCAATATTATCAATCGCAATTAACTCCTCCAAATCTTTTAATTGATTTTTTCGTTCTGATAAAATTAATATTTTTCTATCAGGTTCTTTTTCTAATACCTCTTTTAATAATTTTATTATAAATAATGTTCTAGGTTTATAACTACATATATTATTAACCATTGAAACAATATTTGGACTGCCGTTATACATCATTTTAACATAACTATAATTATTATCATGCACAAAATATTTATGTAAATTAATAATCATAGAACAATCTTCATTTGTCTTAATATTATATACTGATTTACCCAAATACCATTCAAAAACCTTTCTTAATCCATCTTTCCTATTTAAAGTTGCCGATAATCCTAATGTAATTCTAATATTCATTTTTCTAAATGCTCTTGAAAAAACTTCTGATGCTATATGATGACATTCATCAATTATTACTAATCCAAATTCACTAAAAATATTAGAATCATAATCTCTTAATGCTAATGATTGTAATGTTGCTATTACTATATCCTTATCTATAATATCTACCTTACTTTGCTTAATTTTACCGATTTTAGCATTTGGAACAAATAATTTAATACTATTGATAAATTGTTCGTTTAAAAAATCTTTATGAGATATGAATAATGTTTTTTTCTTAAAATAACAAGCAATATAAATTGCCATAATTGTTTTACCAAATCCACAAGGAACGCTAATAATCCCCCCTAATTTCTTTTTATCAATAACATTATTTATATAAGTATCTACTGGTGTCTGCTGAATATCTCTTAATTTTCCATTAAATACTAAATTAGGACAATCAATGCCATAACCTAATTTATCATCATTTGGAAATCCAAATTTTTCAATTCCATAACATTTAGGAACATATAATTTAGTATCACTTTCTAAATAAATAGGGTATTCTTTAACACTTGAAAAACTTGTTGAAAAGTTTTTTGGACTTATCAAAAGTTCTTTCTTTACTTTTTCTATAATCTCCTTATTTTCATTCGTTTTTGTAATACCATAACCTCTAATACCTAATGAAGTCATCATATTATTTTAATAAGCAACATTTAATATATATTAATTTAATTTTTATATATAATTTATAATAGATATGATAATATATTTTATTAGAGCATTATTAATTTTATTATTATTATTTGTTATTATAGTTGATTTTGATTTACCAGTTATTATAAATACCCCAATTAATCAATTATTTATTGCTATTGTAGTAATCTTTATTATTATAACCGTTGATGAAGTTATTGGATTTATTACAGGTCTAATATTCCTTATTATCTATTTTAAATATTATCAAAGAAAATTACATTCATCCAATTCAAATAATTCCTTAAATACATCAAAATCATCAAATGATTCATTTATTCCAGGAACATTCTCATCTCCCTTCAATTCAACCCCATCTGTTATTGATATTAATAATGGCAATGCTAATGGCAATGGAAATGGCAATGATAATATGAATGCTTTTTTTAATTTTTTCACAGGTGATACTAAACCAAAGTCATATTCAAATCAACCAGAAATTCCAGAACATTATATTCAAGAAGTTAAAAATAATAATGAAAGTTGCACTTTAATTCCATATGTATCAAAGGAATTATTAAATGCAGCACAAAATAATATTTATAATGAAGAAAATTATAATACTGAAATAAAACAAGATAATAATTTTTATGGAATACAGGGACTAAATTCAGACAATATTCATTATATAGCATTTGATAATAATTATACCAATTATACCAATTTATAAAACATAAATAAATAAATTGCTATAAATATTAAACCTAGTTTTATTAAATAATTATTAGAATCTAATAATGTTGATATATTCTCTGGTATTTTACTTATTATTGTATTATAGATATACGGATTAATAATTAACGCTACTATTATACATATAATAAATGTCTTAGTTAATAATATATTATCTATATAAAGTTTATTTGGTTTTACGGTATTCATATTTCTTTGTTGCGGTGGCGGTTGCTGATATTGCTGCGGTTGTTGTTGCGGCGGTGGTTGTTGCTGCTGTTGATAATTAATATTATAATTATTTGTATTATTATTTGCCTGCTGTTCGTTTATCAATAATTCTTTCTCAAATTCACTTAATACATCCTTAACAATTGGGTCATCAGACATATCATCGGTACTAATATTATTTGAAGGTTTTTGAGGAATTTTATCTAATGATGTAAGCATAATATTAGATTGTTGCGGTGGTTGTTGTTGTTGCATTATATTATTACATTTTATATATATAAGTTTAATTCTTACGCAAATAATTTATCCATAAATCCCTTTTGTGCTATTTGATTAGTCGGTTTCATATGTCCCTCATATTGTTCTAATGCCTTATTATTACAAGGAACATTAACAGTTTTGTATTTATAACAACTATCATCTAATTTAAAAATTTTATTATCTATTTCATCATATTTTGGTGCAAAATATAAAGTACAATTATCTTTACAAACTCTACTAAATAATAATGCTAATGATAAACCAAATAAAGCACATACGAATATTTGTCCGTATTTATTATAAAATAATCTATCAATTATAACTTGTGTATTTAACATATCTATTTATTATTATCTTTTTTATATTATTGGTTGTTCTATCGTTGAATCAGTACATTTAACTTCCTCTACTTGATATTTATAACATATGTCATTATCATTCTTATAAACTATTTTATCGGCATTATATGGTGTTGGATATTTTATTATAATCTTCGGTTTGGGTGCTGCTATATATACATAAAATATACCAATAGCAAACGCAATTATAAACGCAAAAAAATTAAATGTAAATTTTTTCATTGCCGCCATTAAATTATATTATATTCTAATTATATTAATTAATATAATAATTAGTAGAATGAGTTCTTATTATGAAATACTTAAAAATTTAGGAATGACATTAATCGTTTACCCAACGATATTTATTATAATTGTATTATTATTAACTGTTATATTTAGTTTCATTTATTCGCAAATATACGAAGTTAAATTTGATAGGACTATAATGGAAATATTTTTATTATACCAAGATTTAATATTTAGTTTTCTAATTATTATTTATAAAATTTTAACTATCCCATATCAACTTATTAAAATAATTATTGATGTATTTGAAAAATTTAAAATAATTTTCTATTTTATTATCAATATTTTTAATGGTTTTACATCCTTCGTATATGATGTAACTAGTTTAGAGATATAGGAGTTATTGTATATATCTCATCAATATCTTCGTATTCCGGGGTTTTAAGTGATATATATTCATATAAATCCTTCGTTTTCTTTGATTTATTCCATTTATCAAATAATATTTTATTTTCCCGGAGAAATTGATTATATTTATCTGTATTATCCTTTCGCTTATTCTCATATTTAATTTTATATTTATTGATATTATCAATCTCATTCTGTTTCTTTTCTTTTAACTCCTTTTTATAAATATCAATCGCATTTATCAATTTTAATTTATTTAAATCATTTTTAGAATTTATATTATCAATTAATATA